AGGGTGGTGAAGCAACTAACGTTGTTTTGTTAACAGATCTTACAGAAAATACTATGCGTAGTTATGAAAAAAATCCTGATGACGAAAATAGATTATTTTATGTAGGTGCAACAAGAACAAAAGAAAATTTACATATAATAGAACCAAAAAAATATGAGAAAGGTTATTTACTATGAACCCATACGACAAACAAATTGCAGGATCACACTACCAAGGATTTAAAATTCAACCTAGTAAATTTGTAATAGAGAATAATATGTTATTCCCGGAAGGCTGCGTTATAAAATATATTTGCAGACATCCACACAAAGGCAAGAAAGAAGACTTACTCAAGGCAATACACTTTATAGAAATGATTATTGAAAGGGATTATAAAGATGCAGATACCTCTATTTAAACCACAGACAGAGTGGTTACCACCAGAAAATTTTCCAGACTTATCTAAGTATGATGAGATTGCAATTGATTTAGAAACTAAAGATCCAGAACTAATGAAAATGGGATCGGGATCTGTAACTGGTAAAGGTGACGTTGTGGGCGTTGCTGTTGCTGTACCGGGTTGGTCTGGTTATTATCCTATTGCTCATGAAGGTGGTGGTAATATGAGTAGAGCAAAAGTTTTAAAATGGTTTCAAGGTGTGCTAGACACACCCGCTATAAAAATATTTCACAACGCTATGTATGATGTGTGTTGGATACAAGCGCTCGGTTTAAGTGTCAGCGGAAAAATTGTAGACACGATGATTGCATCGGCCCTTGTTGATGAAAATCAAATGCGCTATGACTTAAACAACTGTTCTAAAAGATACACTGGCAAAACTAAAAATGAAAGTGATTTATATCAAGCTGCAAAAGATTGGGGTGTTGACGCGAAGGCAGAAATGTATAAACTACCTGCCATTTATGTTGGCGCTTATGCAGAAAAAGATGCAGAGATAACTTTAGAGTTATGGCAAGAATTAAAGAAAGAAATTTTACACCAAGATATACAATCTATTTTTGATCTCGAGACGGAACTTTTTCCATGTCTGGTAGCGATGAGATTTCGTGGTGTTCGAGTGGACGTTCAAAAAGCTCATACAATGAAGCAAGAGTTAGCGCAACAAGAAGCCACGTTAATCCAAAAAGTAAAAAAAGAAACATCAATAGACACTCAAATATGGGCTGCACGATCCATCGCACAAGTGTTTGATAAACTGAAACTAGACTATGATAGAACTGAGAAAACATCGGCACCTTCCTTTACTAAAAATTTTTTACAGAATCACCCCCACCCAACAGTGAAACTAATTGCCCAGGCTCGTGAAATAAACAAAGCCCATACCACATTCATTGATACCATATTAAAACATTCACATAAAGGTAGAATTCATGCTGAAATAAACCAACTTAGATCCGATAATGGCGGAACGGTGACAGGAAGATTCAGCTATTCAAACCCAAATTTACAGCAAATACCAGCTAGAAACAAAGACCTTGGACCCCGGATTAGGGCCTTATTTGTGCCCGAGGAGGGCCATACATGGGGTTGTTTTGACTATTCTCAGCAAGAACCTAGGTTGGTAGTGCATTATGCAGCTTTACAGAATCTCTATGGAGTGGACGATGTATTGGATGCGTATCGTGAGGGCGATGCGGATTTTCACACGATCGTTGCTGACATGGCAGAGATACCTAGATCACAGGCCAAGACTATAAATCTTGGTCTGTTCTATGGTATGGGTAAAAATAAACTACAAGCAGAGCTTGGTGTATCTAAAGATAAAGCTGAAGGTTTGTTTAGACAATATCATAACCGAGTACCATTTGTTAAACAACTAATGGACAACGTCATGCAACGTGCTCAAGAGTCTGGTAAAATTAGAACTCTACTTGGAAGACTTTGTAGGTTTCATTTATGGGAACCAAATCAATTCGGTATACATAAAGCATTGCCTCATGATGCAGCGCTCATGGAACACGGACCAGGGATTAAACGTGCGTACACTTACAAAGCATTAAACAAATTAATACAAGGATCAGCAGCTGACATGACAAAAAAAGCAATGATAGAATTACACAAAGAAGGAATCATACCGCATATACAAGTACATGATGAACTTGATATATCTGTTGAGAGTCCTGAACATGCAGAAAAAATAAAAGACATTATGGAATCTGCTGTTGACTTAGAAGTACCTAACAAGGTAGACTATGAATCTGGTCCTAATTGGGGCCAAATAAAATGATAAATTATGGCTTTCTTAAATGCAAACATTCCTGTACAATACGCGCAAATAAAAAAGGAGTATTTATATGACCTTACCAGACATGTGGGAGAAGTTGAAGACTGTATTATCTTCGGTATTACAAGTCTTACGGGGCGTGCTATCTTATTCCATGCAATTATGGAAAACGGGGCTGTCTTTTATCGTCTCCCGATTAGCGCCTTCATACAGCGAGGTTTTAAACCAGAAGAAGTTCCTAAACGTAGACTTGATGAGTTGGAGCTTTGGAATAGTTTTAGTTATTATCCTGCTGTTACTACTTGGGATATTCTAACAGCTTCATCCGGAAAATTTATAGGCAAAGATAAAAAGTGGCATCACGGTAAATATTTATTTACCGTTGACTGGGGACATCCAGATGCTAATATATTAAACTCTGATCATTCAGAGATACCGCACGAACATAAGTGCGCTCACATAATTGCATTGAACGATGGCAATTATGCAGCACAGCCAAACAACAGATGTATATGGGATCTACCTTCTTTTACTGTAAAAGATAGTATTCCTGATTGGAAGGTACAGACCAGCGAGTGGAACGTTGAGGATACCGGACAATGGAAAACAGAAGATACTGATAAGTTCTTCTACGAAATTGAGGAAAAGAAAAAATGAATTTAGTTGATTTACTTAAAAAAAATATTGTAATGGTGCCTATTGTGGCATCACTGGTAGTTGGAACGTTTACAGGGGTTAGATATATTGTCAACCTTACAGACACTATTGATTCTAATGAACAAAGACTTACAAATATAGAAAGAGATTTAACTCAATTAACAAAAAATATTAATGATATAAATACAAGATTATCTTCTGCAGAAGCAACATGGCAGATGGCAGAAAATTTATACAGACAATTAGCAGATCAAGTTAGAGAACATGATTATGATATTAAGGATTTAAATAGGTAATGAACCATGGAGATAGCCAGGATGAACTATTACTTTACAGGTGTATTAATTATACTAATGACTCTACTAGCTTTTTGTGTAAAGCCTGCAAACGCACGTAATGAGTATCTCAATGACGGTACTAATACTTGCAGTACTGGCTCTTTTGACATATCGGTCGAACAAAGAGATTCGGAAAATAGGTATAGACACAATAATCCTGATAATAATTATAATAGTCCTAGTGATGATCAATCGATAAGATTTACTTGGAGAAAGTATTTAGGTTCTGCCTGCACAAAAGAATTTAGAAAAGTTCAAACAGAAAATGCACAGTTAAAACAACAATTAGAACTCATGAAAATGTGCGGAAAAGTTAATAATAATCCTACTATTGCGCGTAATCCTAACTTCGCATTGCTAGTTTCTAAGTGTTCTGGTATAATCATTCCGGAAAATAAGAAGCCTGAAGGCAGCCATTGGGATGATCTAAAAGATAATTACAAAAAAGAAAATCCTGATATTAAACTTATGGGCGATAAATTTATTGGACCAAAACAATGATGGAAAAAATTTTAACTATGTTGGTTGGACTTCTAATTGCATTAGGAGGATGGTCTTTATCTAGAACATTTGAACTATCTACAAGTCAAGCTGTGTTGGAAGACAAAGTTGAAAGACTAGAGTTTGAAATAAGAACAATGGATGAGAAGATGGAAGAAATGTTTGAGCTCGATGAAGAAATTATGGACCAACACGAAAAATTATTTAAAAAATTAGAACAAAGCAATTCAGGATATAATTATAACTAATGGCACTTAAAATTTCAGAAGAAGCCGCTGTGCAAATGCCGATGAAAACGGTAGCCTCGTTGATCTGTATGGTCGCGATCGGAACTTGGGCATACTTCGGCATCATTGAGACGCAAAACAAAATTCAAACTACAGTAGAGTTAATGCAAAAAGATTTAGTGGAAAATACAGA